ATAAATTTATAGAGGATATATGAATTACAAAGAAGCTTTTAAATTTTTAGACTGTAAAAAAGATAAAGAACGATTTCTTAAAAAGGTTGATCGTTCAGAAAAACATACAGAATGCCATATCTGGCTCGCGTCAAAAAATAAAACAGGTCATGGTATGTTTTCTGTTATGGGAAAAACTATACCAGCAAGTAGATATGCGTTTATGATGTATGGTAACTTCTCATCAATCTCTGGAATGCGAGGTGAATTAGGACCTAATGAAGTAGTAACTCAAACCTGCTTCAATCCATCCTGTGTAAACCCTAAACACCTTGAAGTATCCAATAAAAGAAAGATAGGAAAAAGATTATCCATCCATCCAGATCAATTGGTTACTGGTTCTCTGAGTTTTTTAAATAGATTAAAAAAGGAAAGGCCTGATTTAACTAGTAAAATTGAAGATTTAATAACAGAAATAAACAACCCACCTACTGAAGTTAATTTTGCGGATATAGATCCATTTAGTAATATAGCCTCCTAGCATCATCATCCACCGTCCATACTGTACCTGTATCATCTTGGAAGGATTCTGGTTCTTGTCCATCATCTATAATTCCAAACGGCAACATATCTTGTTCTAACGTTTCCATTTGTTCTTCCCACATTTTCTTTCGTATATCCATATTTGTCATCTCCTTAAAATATCTCTGTTGGACTAACCACCCAAAGATCACCAATGTCATTGCTAGATCATCATGTGCACCCTCCTCTGCTTGATATGTATTATTTGTCAAAGCAAAGGTTGTTAGCTCTTTAATGGTTTCAAAATCGGATATGATCAACTGTTCTTGTTCTATCAGATCTTTGAGGGTTGCACATCCTATTCTCTTGATCTGTTTACTTGTTCTTATTCCCAATTGAATGTTCTTTGCAAATCCACCACCGATTTGTTGTCCTGCTCTCCCTCTCATAGTAATGATCATAATGTTTTCATACTCCAAATCATAGTGAAGTGTATCAGCAACTTGAGATCCAATATCGTTTACTTCAACAAGTACATGAGCCATATTGTATTTTTGACCCACATTATAGATCACATTTGGGTATAACATGGGAGAAATTTGATTATCCCTATACATTGCGACTTGTTTATATGGCATTTGTGAAACATCAAATACGTTAAATGCAGAATAATCCACACCTTTACCTTGAGCAGTATCTGCGACTAATGCGTATGTATGTTTTTTAATAGGTTGTTCATATACAAGAAGATTATTACTTTCATGTATTGGGTTTTTAAATACCATTGTTCTGAGTTTTGATGGAGCAATCAACGTGTATGTTGATCCCACAAACTCACATTCAAACTCTTGTGTAAACTGTACTTCAGAAGTATTACGTATTGTTTCTTCTTTCCATTTACCATCTCTACCGGGCATTTCTGACCAATGCACCTCAATCGGTACATAATCATTTCTACCTTCTTCTGCTTCTATCCACATTTTATAAAACATATTGAGTCCGAGTGGAGTAGAAACGATTAGAACTTTAGTTGATTCACCAGAGGATATTGTGGGATATACAGAAGTAAAAAATTGTTCTGCAATGTTTTGAGGTACGTGAGCAAACTCATCAAGGAAAATAATATTGAAAGAACTACCACGAACTGCACTAGAAGAAGTTGCGGCCGCAATAACCTTAGATCCGTTCTCTATTTCAATATTACCCTTGTTCCATACAACTGCTCCTTGTTGTAACCATTTGGGTAAATGTTCGTATGCAAGTTGTAATCTAGCAAGTAATTCCCTTGCTACCATTCCTTTGTTCGCTAAAATAGCAACATTAACACTTTCGTTAAATAGAACGTAATGTAGTAGAAAGGATATAATGGTAGTAGATTTGCCTGTTTGTCTAGGCATTTTACAGATCACAAAACGATTGTCGCTGAATTTATGTATCATGTCCTTTTGAAAAGGGTACATATCAAATGGTACAAGACCCTTATCTACGTGAACAATACGTACATAAGTTTCGATGAAATGTTCAGGATTCTCCTTACAAAGCATGTACTCTTCAAGGTTTTTCTCTGTCCAATTTATCTTCTGTCCGACATTTTTTAAATTTGGATTTCCTAAATATGTGGTTGATTTCATTAGGTTTTTCCTTAACAACTCTTACTACATTCTGTATATTCGTTTTTTATATGTTGTAAACAATCCTGACAATCTTTAGTCTTTTTTTCCTTTGCCTGATTTTCAAGAATTTGATTTAACGAGTTAAGCATTCTGTTCTTAGCATGTTTAATTTGTTTTGAAATAAAATTATCAGAAAGTGTTACTTTTATCATTTTTTCGCTTTTAAAAGTTTTTGTAATTCTGCTGTTGAACCCACAAATACGGCATTATTAACAGCAACACCAGGACCACTCTTCTCTATACTTAGTTCTTTTTTGGTTTTATGTAGTCCCATTAACTCTTTGTTGGCATCTATTCCAGATTTGATTAACTGACCGACCACTTCAAAAGCACGTGGATGTTCAGATTGTTTAGCAATCTCCAACATCTCTTCTACTGCGTCTTGATTTCTTTCGATTAGATTGTAGTAATTTTCACGGGCATAATTATAATCAACATCGTCATCCTTGCCGTCTGTTTTTGGTAAAACTCTGGCCACCGGTTCCGGTTTTAATTCTGATGTGGGCACTAAACTGGTGATTTCAAGAATTTCGTCTATACGATTATCCATTATTCATCCTCCTCCATACTTTCCCAAAAAGGCCCCATTTCCTCTATACATTCATTTGACAACGGAGCAATAATTTTATGTAATTCACTAGTTTGTTTATCTAAAAATGTTCCCGATGGATACTTTTCCCTAATTTTATCACATATACAAAAACATTGTTTCGATACTTTATCTTCTTTTAGAGGTTTTCTTGTTCCTCTATATTTCGTATTTCCCAAAAAGTAAATAGTTTCATAACACGATTTAAAAAGAAGTAAAATATCTTTGGTCTTATATGTATCTTTCTGGATTGTCGTTTCAGTCAAGGGGTTTGCATAGGCAGTCAATCCGATGCACACCGCCAAAACTAAAAATGTGAACCGGCAGACCATTATAATATTACATCAAGTCCAGTCACCGGGTCATTATCTATGTTATCATTAAAAAATTCAGTTGTTTCTGTATATCCAAAGTCATCGTTCGCTGTGGCATCGCCTGGTCCTGGTACTACTGTGTATCGGGTTTTAATTCCTGCAGCCCCAGATGATTCGGAACTCCACTCATTCAATACTTTCATTGTTCCTGTTGCAGTTGGTGAACCCGCATCTGCATTCAGAAGTATATAATTGGTAGAAAAAGTTGTGCTGTCCTCTAATATAATATATTCTGGTTCTTCAGCTTCTTCGCTCGGCAATCTAAGATTAACAATAACTTTCTTAACAACCGATCCTGTTTTAATATCTGGGTAAATATATCCTTTGAGCATGAAGTTCAACGACCAGATAATTTCACGTTTTAAACTAAATTCTCCCTCATACGAATCCTCAACCGAAACATCATTTAAGATTATTGAAATATCCGGCGAGATATTCATTTCGGGAATCAGATTAACATTAACATTAAATTCTGGGGTGAAAAATGGTACAATCTGTTCAAAAATCTGAGCACCATCTTCCGCGTTTTCTACTGCTGCTGTCAAACTAAAATTAAAATTATAAGGAACAGGATTATATTGTCTCATTAAAGTGCTGGTCCCCGCCGCGGTATTGGCAGAAACTACTTGACCTATTGTATTTAATTTCCGCGTGCTATCATAAGAAATTCCGTTCATAACAAATCCCATCCGTGGAAGAGTTGTCATCACACTTGCATCGGTTGTTGACATTTTTCGTATATGTAACAATAATTTGTCTTTTGCTTCGTATGCTATCGGAACTTTAATTTGTTCTGTAATAACGCCGGATGAATTTTTCCTTACAATGTTTATATCATTGAAAAGTGTTCCGAAAACCGCTACATACTTTCTAATTGTCTGATGATAATATGTTATTCCCAGCATTATTATAAACTCCCGAAAGGATTACCTTCAGTAAAATCAATAATAGCATCGGCCGCGGCCTCAATATCAGCATTACTGGAAGAAGTCGCCGCTGTATTCGCGGCTGAAGTTTGAGCATCGAAAGATGTAATAGAATATGAAGCACTTGAACTATCTCCAATAATATTTACAGTCCCTGAAAAATTCCCTGTCATATTAAGAAGATTGAGAATTTTAGTGGTCGAATTCCAACTACCCACTTCACCTTTAACCGTAGCCTCAGCAAGCGAATCTCCTTGATATACCGTTTCACCTACAGTGTAGTTTCCACTTCCACTATTCATTGTAAAATCAACAGAATAAGAATGTGTTCGTTCAATTGCGTCTATTGTATCGATACCTGTATTAAAAGATTGATCTGAATAGGTAAACATTTCACATAGCATATCATAGGACTGCAATTGTCCAGTTTGATAAAATATAGCTTCATCTTCTATAAACAATATTTGAAATAGTGCTTTTGTTATCGGAAAATAAATCAAATCACCCTCATGCGGCATTT